ACTGTAAGCAGCCCATACATGAAGAGAGTTATTTATAAGCTGTGTTATAATGTAACCTATAAAGTAACCGTCTTTAATACCTAGATATAGTTGAGCCTTGCCTACCTTAATATCACAATAGGCATCTTCTGGAATCCAATCACCACCTAGTGCAGATATTTCACCTAGACTTGGTTTAATTTGATTCCAAATTTGTTTTAATTCATTAGGGTTGACGTATTTTAATTGCATTAAGCTACTATTAGATACCTATATGTTTTATCTGTAATTGTGTTAGCTGTATGTGTAATGACTGCATTACCTTTGCTTGTAGTACCTATGTATGTTGTTGATAAAACTGAAGCAGCATTGGCTGTTGTAGGCATAAGAAGTATAACACTATTATAACCTATACGTTCATCATAAATGGTTGTTGTAGTAGCACTAGCCACAGCTAAAGTAACTGAATCTGTGTTATTAGATTTACCTTCAACTAGGTTATTAACAACCTCTGATATTTCTCTAGGTTCTGCACCACTAGGGTTTAACTTACGGTACATATCACGAGCCATTATCTAGTACCTTGTTGCTCTAAATTAACATCTATAGATACTGCTGTTGTCCAGTCACCTGTAGGAGTTACTTTAACCCTATGGTAACGACCAGCACTTCTAACGGATGCTCTATTTTCAGTTGATGTTGATGTAACAGTTGAATATGTAACAGTACCATCTAACAATCTACGACTTGCTACTGATATATTGCAAGAACCATTGTCAATCTGTGAACGAACTAATGTCATTACAGAATTATAACCTTCTTCCATGTCACCTACTATTAATGAAGCTGTAGAGTTAGTACCTGTAAATGTCACTATTTTATTAGTAGTAACACCACCTAATAGTAACTTACCACCTACCCAAATTCTATCGTCTAAAGATGCAGGAAGTGCGTCTAAAGTACCAAATGCGTCTAGTTCTTCTAGTGTAAAACCAGAAGTTGCTAATGATGCAATATAAGTTGTTGTTGTTTCAGCAGCAGACCACTTACCAAGTTTCCAATTATAAATAAGAATAGAACGACCACCAGAGATATTGGCATAATTCCACATGACAAGACTTCTTACTGGGTCTACAGCAGCAGACATAGAGTCAATGCCACTAGAGTTCATGTTTTCGTAGAAATAACGGTCTACTTTTTCTTTACCTATAGGAATAATACCTTTGCCATCACATGAATAGAAACCATCATCTGATAAGAAGTATGTAATACCACCGTACTGTGCTACAGAACCACCTGTAACGCATCCAATACCACGAGAAATATTGTCAAATTGAAAGAAGTAAGGTGAACCAATGTAGGACATACGAGTAATACCACGTTCTAGTAGTATTAGACCAAATTCACCACCTGTAATGCCCTGTATGTTTCCACCGTCACTAATAATTTGGAAGTCTGATTGTGATGCTGCACCAGATGTCCAATTAGTTTCGTCATTAAGGTCTGACCATTGTACCTTGTTAGCGTTTGTACCACCATCTAGGTTAGCACATACTACAAAATCACGAACCGTTGTAATGTATTTGGCTACAGGAGCTGCGGCAGCTACGTCAGCAAATACTGTAGAACTTCCCACAGTCCATGCCTGTACTTTAGCAGCATCATTAACTGCTAGTAATACGTTACCAAATTGTGTAAAATACCATCTTGCTGAACCTGCATAAGCACCAGTTTTAGATACGTCATCTAGGTTAAGTGTAGCAGCATTAAACTTAAATAGTTTAGATGTACCACCAGCAAAGACCTGTGTTAAATTGTTAAATTTAGCAGCATGTAGATTAGTAAGAGTTTGAGATGCAGCATTAGAGTAATTTGCAGATAATGGAAATGCTCCATATCCAGAGGCTACAGGAATGACGTTTGTAGCATCTTGCATAGTTCCTACAATGCTAGGTTGGTCTGGTAACCATTCACCAAATGGTATTCTTTTAACAGCCATTACGCACCCCAGTTTTGTGTATTTAATACCTCAATAAGAGCTTCTACAGTAGTTGATGCGTTTATATCAACTTCCAATCTATTTGCTTCTGTGACGATTTGTGTGCGTTTTAGAGCTACTTCTGAAGGTACTTCTACACCACGTTCTGCTTTACGGATAATAACCCAGTCAGTTTGTGATAAGAGTTTACCTGCTGTGTCTTTAGTTTGAACTATAAATTGTGTTTTAAGTCCTGTTAAGTCTTTAGGATTGTTTACATCACCATCCCAATAAAATCTATCATCAGCACGAACAGGGTCTGCTACCCATGTAATACCTACAGCATTCTTTTCTTCTTCTGTAGAAAGGTTTAGCCAGTTAGCTGGATATTGGTTGCCATTAGCATCTGTAAAAGCTGTGCCTTCTGGGAGTCTGTTACCGTTTAATAAAAACATATTTTTTCCTTATCTTGCGTTAGAATTTTTGAATGGGTTTTCTGCAAATGCCATGTAGATGTATGTATTTCCTGAAGTGCCTATATTTGCTTGAGTAGTTCTAGCTTTAAATCCATTAGCTAAAAAATCTAATGATGGATTTTGTGTGCCTTCTACATTTGCTGAATCAGATAATAAATATAATTGTTCTGGATTATATGTATCTCTTACAGAATCTTCAATCATCCAGTTTCCTGCAGCAGATGTATTTTTAATCATTACATATTTAGGTCTAAATCCAAGATATACAAAAGTTCCATCCGTAGAACCATTACCTGTGTAAGAACCAAACTTACTAAACCCTGCTATTTCTGACCAGCAATAAGCTAACATTGAATTAGTAGAGCCATTAATTTGTGAATCAAAAGCATAAGTAAATGAACCAGCTGATGAATTTAATAATGTAGCACCTGTATAACCATTTAATGTTATTACAGATGATGTTTGAATTGCTTGTGAAACAGATTTATGCCATACAAGCCAATTTTGAGCTGCGGCGGTTCTATTCTTAATTATTACCATACTAGGAGAAACCCCTAGTCCATGTCCAACTGTAGCTCCAGCAGTTCCATTTCCTGTATAAGTAACCACACTAAACCCAGCAGTTGCGTTTACAGATACAGTACTCGTGATAGAACCATTCGTGTTAGATGATGTTGAGCTTCCTGCTAACCACATCCAATCTACATAAGTTCTGCTTGCATCATTAATAAGACTACCACCAGCTTTTAATGTAATGCCATTGCTATTAAATGTTACAGTATTGGGAACACTTGTAGCTTCAGCAGTAGTTGTATTGGATGATAAATATTTAGTTCCTCCACGAGTAGTGTCATATAAAGCATGGTCTACCGCAGCACTTCTAGATTTAGACCAAACAAAATTAGGTGCAAAGTTAGTTGTAATAGTTTGGTCTACAGTTGCACTTCCTGTTACAAGTCCAACATCCATATAGCTACTACCTTTTTTGATAGTGCTATCAGGTAGGTTATATGTATTTAGTGCTACATAGCCTGTAGGAGGTGTGTAGGTAAATGGTCTTTGACCAAAATTAATATATGCAGAACCACTATAGCATGATAATGCAGGAAAATAAGAGCCTAATGTTAGTCCTGTATAAGCTGTGCCTTGTGAAGTATTATTTTTATAAAATATAAGAGTTCCAGCATCAGCATCAAATGCAACACCAATAATATCATTATTTGTAAATGTTGCCCCATAAGCAACACCTGAACCATTATTATATTTTACTCCACTATTATAATATCCCCATCCATACGCATCTCCACCAAGAAGTCCTAAAGCTTCTGACGCTGTTGCAATTCCAAGTGAATTGTTACTTCCTGATACTGAAACATATTCCCAATACCATTTTCCTGAACTTATTCCAAATGTTCCTCTGCCTCCTGCATGAGCTGCTGTAGATTTTGTCCATAACAAATTAGCATTAGACCAAGTACCACTATTAGGATTATTTAATATAACATTTCCCACCGCATAATTAGCCACAGTCGCACTTGTTAGCGTAGGCACATCTGTCATTGAGTCATATGTGACACCAGCAGTTGTATAGTTAATACCTGTAGACAACCATCCATTATTATTACCGCTAGCATCACTTGTTACACTTGTTGCAAAAGGTGTAGCAGTTGCAGTTGTAACTGTTCCTGTATTAGTAATACTAAATCCATTTGCAGAATTATCTACAATGGTTGCACTTTGAAATGTTAAAAATGATGTTCCAGTTATAGCAGTTAATGCACTTGTTGGAGGTGTAAAGTTAGCTGTATATACTGCTGTTTGAGTTACTCTAAAGTTAGAAATATTACCATCAAAGAAATTAGAACCGTTAGCTGCACCTACTGTAAGAGATGTAGATGTAAAATTAGTAGAATTACTTAATGTACCAATAGACACACCATTAAGATATACAGTCCAGTTTGTAGTGCCATTTCTAACTACCGCAAGATGATACCAGTTATTGGCAGATATAGTTGCTGTAGAAGTAAATAATGTAGTGCCAGAATATTCAACAACAATAGTTCCAGAAGCTGTAACATAACACCAAAATCCATCTGTAGTATTTCCAGAAGCACAAGAAAATATTTGTTTTAATGCTGCTACTGTATTCTTTTTAAACCAACATTCGTAAGTAAATGAACCTGTAGCAGGAGCTTTACCAGTTAATGTAGAGCTAATATATTGGCTAGTACCATTAAGAGTAGCTGCATAAGTAGATGTTGCACCAGAACTAAACGGTAAATAGAAACCATTAGTACCATAAGTACCTGTGTATTTTTTAGGAAGCCATTGACCTGTAGTAGCATCTGTAGAGCCAAATGATGATGGTGTTAAAGCAGTACCGTCTACAAAGTTTACTTCTGCTAAATAACCATCTAAATAAGAACCGCTAAAATATTGTGCTATTTGATGTTGATTAGTAAAATTAACTAATAAATCTTGATTTTGTGTATATCCACCAGCACCACCAAATGTATATGGAAATGTTTGTTGCACTCCATTTATATATAATTTCACCCCATTAGCAGATGATGCTTGTGTTGTATCTACAACAAGAACAACATGATACCAAGCAGATATATCACGAAATATTGCTGCTGATGTATATGACCAATTTTGAACTCCACCACCTATGTAATGTTGAAATGTTATTGCATCATTATTAAAATAAAATGCTGTAGATTGATTTGAGCCAGATGAACCACTGCCAAATAATCCAAATGCACCAGCTGATGATAATGCACCTCTTTTAACCCATCCACTCCAAGTCCATGTTTTTCTATTACTTGCATTTGCTGGTGTTCTTGATAGATAAGCGGATGCACTAGCTCTAAATCTTAAAGAGTTAGTTAAGTTATACCCACCAGCACCATTTCCTGCTATGTTAAACATTAAGCAACTCCTTGTGTACGACCTTGTTCATATAGATTTGTGCCATCACTTCTAAATGTAAAGAAGTCTTTAGAAGATGCAGCAGTAGAAAGTGTAGGTGCTTCAGCTCTTTCCCATTTAAATATACTATTCCAAGTAAGCGTTCGTGAGCCTGTAGCATCTTGGTATACTGCTAGACCATAATAAGCACCATCTTTAAGATTTGTAGGTGCTCCTACTGTTCTGTTATCTGTTATTGTTACTGTGGCTGTTTGACCCAAGTCTGTGTTCCATGCAATAGTTGAAGCGTCTGTTAAAGTTTGTGGTGTTGAATAACCTGTACCTGTAACTGTTAATGTTGAACCTACTGATAATGTGCTAGTAAGTGTTACTGCACCAGTAATAGAGTTAAGGTTTACAATATAAGAGTTACTACCAAATGTTACCACAAATTTGACTGTTACGTTACCAGAAGTAGATAAACTTGTGCCACCTGTACAAATAAATGTATTGGCATCACTTACAGAAGTAACTGTAGTAGAAGCATCTACACCAGTACCAGTTGTAAAGTCTAGGTAAATCTTGTCACCTGCTAAAAGACCATGAGATGTTGCTGTAATTGTTATAGTTGTACCAGATTGTGAGTAGGTAGCTGAAATGCTATCACGACCAATATTAGCACTACCGTTTACGTCTAAAGTTACTGCTGGAGTAGTTTTATTTATACCTACACGATTGTTAGTAGCATCTAATTTTAATGTGCCACTATCAAAAGATAGGCTATTAGGGATAGAAACTGTAGAAGCATTTACGGTAACAGCATCACCACTAGCATCACCTAATGTAGCACTACCTGCAACAGATAAACTGCCACCTACTGTGAAGTCTGAACCGTCTGTGCCTGCTTGCTGATTTTTAAGTTCAGCTAATATCTCACGCATAGCATTATTAACATCTGACGGTGACATTCCCTCACCAATATTAATACCATTTACGCTGGTATTACTGGCTGCTGTAGATGAGTAATCACTAATTTTTGTTGGCATTTTTTATCCTTTTAATAACCATGTATTTGAACCTGCTGTAACTTCTGTCCATGTTTCAGAACCTGTTGTTACATTAGTCCATGTTTCTGTACCTGCTGTTGTTGTGTCCCAGTTGTAACCAAATTTTAATCCATCTGCACTTACTATGGCAGTTCCTACAATACCTGCTTGTCTACGGTATATGGCTACTGGAAATGCTGTTACTGTGGCATTGGCTTCTATAGAAGCAAACGCAGAAGCAATCATACCACCTAATGCTGTTACCGTTGCAAGACCTGTAATACTTGCAGAGTCATAAGCGTCAGAAGAACCGTCTGCTGTAACTATTGCATAACTATTAATACTTGCAGCAGCAAATTGCTCACCAATAAACGCTGTGCTAAATGGTGCTTGTGCAAACCCATTTAACGCAAACATTATGCTACCCCTAAACTACGACCTTGTTCGTATAAGTTTGTACCGTCTGAACGGAATACAAAGAAATCTTTTGCTGATGCTGCTGTTGATAGTGTTGGAGCTGTACCGCCAGTCCATTTAAATACTGCGTTCCATGTTATTGTGCGTGAACCTGTTGCATCTTGAATAACATTAAGTGAGTAGAATCCACCAGATACTAAACCTGTTGGAGCACCAAATGTTCTATTGCCAGCAATAGTAACTGTGGCTACTTGAGCTGCACCTACTGCCCATGATATTGTTGCACCGTCTGTTAATGTAGAAGCACCAAAGTATTGTTGTGCTGTAAAGTTAGTTGCTGTTGCTGGAGCTACAAAATCTGTACCTGCTGTTGCTGCACTAATTGCAGTTGCGTTACCTTTTAATACACCTGTAATAGATGTTGAAATAGTAATAGCTGGTGTTGTTGTAGAAGTTGCTACTGTACCTGCAAATCCATTTGCTGATACCACTGAAGCAGATGTTACAGTACCAGAACCCTTACCGTTAAATGTTGTCCAATCGGCAGAAGATAAAGCACCACGATTAGAAGCTGATGCTGTAGGCACATTTAATGTAATAACAGGAGTTGTAGTTCCTGTAGCTACTGTTGAGCTTAAATCTGTACCTGTTGTACCTAATGTTAAAGCAGCAACGCTTGTAACAGTACCTGTTGTTGGAGTAGACCATTGTGGAGCTGTTGCACCAGTATTTACTGTTAGTACTTGACCTGCTGTGCCTATGGCTAATCTTGTTCCTGCACCACTTGTGCCACCATACAGAGTATCACCTGCTGTGGTTAATGGGCTTAAACCATTAAATGCTGCTGAAGCTGTAATAGCATTTGTACCACCATTAGCTATTGGTAAAGTACCTGTAACATTAGTAGTTAAATTTGCAAAAGTTGTTGATGTTGTCCCTGTTCCACCATTGGCTATAGGGAGTGTACCTGTTACACCTGTAGATAAAGGAAGTCCTGTAGCATTTGTAAGCGTTGTTGTAGCTGCAACTGTGCCTAAACCAATAGCGTTACCAGAAGCGTCTGTATAAAGTGCCTTACCTGCTGGATATGTACAAAATACATCTTTTGTTCCTGCACTAAATGTAACAGCAGAGCCAGCATTAGATGATGATAATACAGTTGTTCTAGCTAATGTTCCAGCTGCAACTGTACCAATACCCACTTCCCATTCTGAACCGTTGGTAATAGTGTAATATGTTGTGTTTGTGTTGCCAATAGCACTAGAGAATGTTTGGAATCCAGTCACTGCACCTGCAAGCGTGAGTGTACCTGTGCCTGTAGTGGTACTGGTTTCTCGTACCCTATCTTTAACTACGAGAGCCATGAGTTATCCTTACGCTAATGTTACTGAAAGATTACCAGTAGTGATTTTAAATATATCACCTAAATCAATAGTTTTACTTGCATCTAAAGGTGTATGGTAAAGAAGATTGCCACTTGTAAGTGCATCTCTGATACCAATGTGAGTGACAGTTCCCCATGCTAATGTGCAAGTTGGAAATGTTACGTCAGCAGAATTAGTAGTTACACCGTTAGAAGGTGCAGCAAAAGTAACAGCAGTTCTAGCATAAGAACCACCAGTAACTTCTGTGCCTACATCTGCGTCTGTTGGGTCAGTCGTGTATAAAGCTACATAAACTGTTGTAGGTGCTGTGTAAGATGTTGCTCGTAGAGTCACATTTATAAGTGCGTTCTCTAAATAATTGCTCATTTCTGCCATGATTTATCCTTATCGTGTTGCTAATGAAATTACCATTGGTGCAGATGGATTTTCACCAGCACTATCTGATACTGTTAATGAGTTAAGACCTCTGTCGTATAATGTTGCCCATGTTTGCACTCTTGCATCATTCATCAAATATGGTTCTGCTTCACCAAGACTTGCATACAATAATAAGTCTGGTGAATTAGCCAAGAATACATTAGATGTAACTGTTGAACTTAAATATGATGGTGCTGCGTAGTAAACCATTTTAAGCGTGTATGCAGAGTCTGGAATAGGTGCAAATTGAAACTCTGAACCCATGACAGTATAGAATTTAGGAGCACCACTATCGGCTGTAGATGCCTTTGTATTTCTGTAAAAATTACTTGGATTTTGATACACAAGTGTTTGTATTGGGCTTGACTCTATGTGCATATCACGCATTTCTAGGAAGTCACTAGGTAATGCTACTGTTGGGTCTGAAGCAGTTGTGAGTGTTGTTACCACTTTAAGCATAGGTCTAATACGCAAGTCACGTCTTAATCTGTTTTCAGCTAATTGAATGAACAATGGGATTTGTGATGTCAAATCTGTACGAGCCAAGTAGTCGGCTATGGTAGACTGTAGGTCTGTATAGTTTGTTATTGCCATTATATTCTGCCTGTCCTTGTTCTAAATGCTCTGTTATCTGGGTTATTTAACCATGTTTTAAATCGTGGCATATCTAATATAGTAAAACCACGAGTAATACCTTGTTTTTCTAATTCTTGGAATACGACTAACGGAATTGACGCAACCTTATTACCAAACGCATCATCACTCCATCTTTGTTTTTCATCTGATTGAGCATATTCTGCT